GATCTCTTCCGACATTTGTCACCTCCTAAGTGATTTACTTAATTAAATAAGTCGGCAGTTTTGAGGAAACGACCGCCCCATAGGGATTTTTCAACCATTTCTGGTTGTTCCTGCACGATCTCGCCAAGATCGCCAGACTTGCGGAAAGCTGTGTCGTGCTCTACAGCATCGACTCTCTTTCCAAACTCATCAAACTGGCCCTTTGTTTCTGAAATCTCCTGCTTGGCTGCAGAGATCTCTTCGGATACTCCAGTAATTGACTTCTTTAGTGCATCTACCTCGGCGTGTAACGCCTTTACGGTATCTGCTAGATCGCTAAAGGCTGATGTGATAGTGTCTTTGATATCGGCAACTGCGTTAGCAGCAACGTCATCTGACTTGGACACCTCAGCAGCTTCTTCAACAACCTCGTCAGCTTTTTCGACTGATTCGGCGTCATCAGTAGTCTCGGCCTTCTCAACCTCGACCTCTGCTTCAGCATCGTCTGCCTTCTCCACTGTGACAGCCTCTTCGACTGCTACAGCTTCCTCGACAACCTCAACGCTTTCAGCTGCGGCATCTGCCTCTGGAGCGACCTCATCTGATTTTTCTACAACCTCTTCGAGGTTAGTTGTTTCATCAGTCATAGGACTTACCTCCTTTGTTATCTTAGAAGAATCAATGCCTTTAGCACTATCAACTAAGAACTTTATCATGTCTTGTTTTTCATTGTCGTTTTTCTCAACAAATCCAATGTTAGTCATTGCATTTCCAGAAGTGGGGCTAATCTCAGCCTCGTTTTCTGAAAGCATAACCAAGCCACTTGCTTCATCCCAAAATACATTTTCGAGAACTGTCTCGACGCCTTCACCTTTGATGACGTCTACACCATCAACCTTTTCTACAGAAAGGATGCTGGCAAACTGGTTAGCGGGGGAATCCACAAGGGAAAGCTCTACAAGATCGTAATCTTTAATGACACGAATCTGTGTGTCCATCTTTTCGTCATATGCATCATCCCAGTCGTTCATCTTGCCACCAATAGAGAAACCAGAAAGAGTGCCATCAAGAACCTTTTCCCAAGTGTCTTGTGCACCCTTAGATACATATGCGGATACGTAAACACCGCTATAGAATTTCTTTGACTCTGGGTCAAAGTACTTATCTTCTTTGAAGTTGACCATTTTACCAACTGCAGTGGGTTGGTGCATTTCACGGATGTTACCACGGAATTTTTCAAATGCTTTAAGAGAAGCATCGGAAGTAACGATGTCGTTTTGACGATCTACGTTATCTAGGGTAGCGAAACCAGAGACGATACGTCTCTCTTCATCAACTTTACTGAATGGCATAGAGAGGCGAACGGCGTCGCCTTCTGTATTCCAATGGGCTTTAAACATAGTCATACTATCCTAATTATAGCACCTTTTTTACAATCTTTATAAAATTGTAATTATTGTGACGCTCTGCCTTCACCCTGTGCATTTCTGCCAGAGATTGTGCTTGGGCTGTCTGATTGATTATTGCTACGCTCGGCATCTCTTGTCCTGTTGCCCTGCTGGTTAGCAATAGCATCGGTAGCCCTTCTGCCAGTTAGCTCAAACGGATTGTCCCCGTCTGATCTTTGTGGCAAACCTAAAATCTCTCTTGCTTCGTTAGGAACCATAATCTGGTTCTTTACATAACGCTCTAGGATCTGTGACTGTGCAATTTCATCTGTCAACGTCAGCTCATTAAACTTAAACTCGATAATGTCAGTTCTTTCACGAACAATCTTGTTCATAATCTTTTCGATGCTCTTTTGTGCTGGCCTTGCAACCTGCTCTTTAAATGTACGATCCTGTGCTAAAGCTGAAGCAATATTAGATGCGTCAGATCCACCAATCTTAGATAGCGGAACCTGGTGTGCCATCAGGACGTTGTCTCTGTTCTGTTTTGAATACTCACGGAAAGATGCTTCTTGAATACCGTTTTCAATTGGCTCCATCTTAAACTCGACCTTGTTACTGTCTGAATCACCAGGGAGTGGGATGTACAGAGTTCTGTGCGACTGCCCCTTAAGGTTTGTCTGCAAGAATCTAAACATCTTATCTTCTGCATCTGCAGAAAGCTTTGCACCCTTAAGGGTAACTACATAGCGTGGAACAGCCTTGTTGGCAAAGTAATCAATGTTGTACTGTGATGCCAGCTGATCTCCGTGCAGAGATGTAATTGCAGACATGATATCTGGCACACCGTAGAATGTGTTTAGCGGAGAGTATTCTTTAAAGTGAATAATCTCATTGGGTCGTGGATCAGTGGTAATAGGGTTTTTGTTGGTTGCCCCGAAATTACGGAAGTAAACAACCTTCTGACCAATAATCTGCACATACCCATCTTTCAGTCTACGAACTCTCATTGTCGTAGCTGGAATATGACCGAGATATCCAATCTCTCCACTTACCGTCCTGCCAATCTCGAGGAATCCGTTTCCAGTTGCCTGTACGTCAGTGTAGAACTTCATCATAGTATTTGTGAAAGAATCATCATCATTAAGATTCTCTAGCCAATCACGAAGCTCAATCTTTGCTCTCTCGATTCTTTTACGAGCACGTTCTACAGCCTCTCCGTCTGGATTAGACTCTAGCCTGAGCATTGTTCTCTTTGAGACCTCGAAGTCATAACCTAAACCAACAATGTTTTCTACCTTGGCATCAATGGCTGCGTGGTTAGCAAAAGATGTGTCATAGTAGTTAGCTAGCTCGTACAGGTTCCATGGGGGCGTGATAACGTCAAACATTCCGTACCCGTTGCGGAATACAGTTCCTGGGTTAATCTCTTTAGACTTGGCACCATCTCTACCAGATGAAGTGGCCAAAGCATTATTCAGATACTGCTCGGTTGGCTCTGCGCTCTTTGCTACCCTAGCAGCTCGTCTCTTAAAGTTAGCGTCCAACCCATTAAAGGATCTTACTTCGTCCCAAGACTTAATAAAAGGATCTTGCCTTCTAAACGCATCGTCTTGTTTTTCAATGTCGTCGATTCTTGCACCGACAGTCCATTCCTGAGCCATTAACCTTCATCTCCATACTGTTTTAGAGTTTGCTTTGCTGCAATGACTGCACCTAAATCATTCATGTTAGGAATGAGTCCTTGAGCCATTCTGTCTACCTGCTCGCTGTGAGTTTCTTCTGAAATCTTCTTAGCGTTTGCATAAAATTCTGCCTTACCTTCTGGCTGTCCCCAATACTTTGCCGCATCCTCTAGCTGCTTAATGCGTGACTGATCTCCTCGCATAGACTCAATAGAGAGAGCGTTACCGTTACCGTCGGTAAAAGCTTTTCCGTTTGGCTTAATCCAAACATAAGTGCCGTAATGAGAGAAGTTCTCGTTTACAACCTGAACTTTTGTTTTTCCAATTTGACCAGGAAAGCGTGGTTTATTATCATTCATAACCACTATTATACCACATTATACGGCACTCACCGTATTTTGTGACCATGCTAGTTCGTTATAAGCATTATATTGATAATCTCTGATTGTTAAGACCTGATCATCACCAGCAATGATCCTGGATGTACCAGTAAATACATTGTAGATAACCTCGGCATCAACCTCTTGTACCTGGGATGCCGCCAGGAATAGCACCTCTTGCCAGGTAAATCCTGCATCGGGTATCACTACCACTTCATTACCTACAAGCTCTTTACCAGCCCAGTATCCCCAATCAAAGTCCTGTCCGCCAGAATTACGTACGGAGAACCACTGCCTAAAACCAAAACGCTCTTCGTCGTCTGCAATTGTTGTTTCATAAATTGAAACGTTGTTAAACATAATTGGACTCATAAACCTTAATGCACCGACCGTGCCTTCAAAGCTAAGTCTATTTGGAAATGACAGACTCAGGTAGGACCAGGTTTTGGGGTAAATAATTCCTCGTTTTGTCGGTTTACCGTTAACGAAAAATACCAGGTTGTTTTGCAATCTCTTGGTGTCATCATTAAGTGCGTAGATCTGTCCCCTTGTTCTATCAACACTATCCGAAATCAAGTAGAAGCTCGTTGTTTGGAGTGCAGACTTTAGCTCAAAAAGCTTAACTGGAACTTCTGGCATCAACTCTTCGTCATACCTCAAACACATCTGAATGTTACTTAGTTTATAAAAATCAGCAGCGTCTTTATTGATGGGCATACTTATACCCTTAATCGGTGACGACTCATAGTTTCCGCTGATCTTAAAACCAGAGTTGTCTGTCAAATACATATATGGGGTGCTGCCCTTATAAATAGAAAAGGCTGGGGCTGTCTGATATTCAAAGTAGTTACCCTTTTTAGTAAACGGAATAATGTCGGCACCAAATCTAGAGCCAATCTTATTTGAAAATGCACCAAAGGCTTGGGACGATAGCTGTAAAGACTTTAGCCTAAATGGATTCGAATTGACACCGTCAACGACAATTTCTAAGTGAACATTGACTGAAAGCTGATTAAAATTAGTTCCAGATGGTGGGTATATTACTGTTCCCTCTAACACTTCGTATTTTGAATTTACCCACTCAGACCCTGGGACTACTGAATTATTTTTATGTAATTTAACTGTAGAAAGGCTACCTGGCAAAGCATTAGCACCACTACTAATAGGCTGAAAAGAAACATATGCCTTTACGACCGAACCGTTGGTATTAAAGTAATCTCCGTCAAAAGAGTTTGCTCTCAGGAAGTCAAAGTTGAATTGCAAGAAATCTAGCTTCTGGCGTGGCTGTCCGTATGCATCGGGTACATCTTTGGCAAAGTAAGATAGCGGGACATAATTTTCCCAGTAAGAGCTGGTTGCAATGTCCAACACAAAATTGCCTAGCTCAAACTTTGGAACTAGATTGTACGTTGCTGTGTGTTCTTCTGTGCTAATTGTAACAAAGTCGTATGGGTCTCCCCCGTCAAGAATTAGCGACCAGTAGTTGCTATCGTTACCAAAGTATTCGTCTCCAGCATCATAAACACCACCAGTAAACAAATCAAAGACGTTTTCGTAATCTACAGGAACTCCTCTTTCACTAAAGAAGTGCTGGATCTTGACTAGATTTCTAGCATTGCAAAAGCTAATCCTTCTAATCTTTCCATTAAAAGTATTTGATAGATTTGACGATCCGCCGACAAACATGGATATCTTTCTTTTTGACCCAAAGAACGATGCTACTTTGTTGCCATAATATCTAACAAACTTTTCTAAATCTAGTCCAACTAAGAATCTGTCTCCAACCCTCTGACCGAGTGCAGAATACAAAACCTCTTCTGAGAATGTTCCATCTGATTGCTTAATAGACAGGACGTAACTAATAACATTGTTTTCCAGATAAACTGAAATCTTGTTAGAAGTAATTGTGCTAGTTAGTTCAAAGAGTGTCTCTCTAAGCATTGAGTCAAAGCTGGTTTCAAATATTCCGTAAAACGCTTTTGTATCTTCTTGCAAGAAATTAATATTATCATAATACATGTGCCCCTCAACATTGGACCAATCCGTGTTTGGCCTCAAAGAGATGTAGGGGTCTGTGAGAATGTCCTGTGCATCCTCTAGTTCAGAAAACCATTCAGACTCTGACTTTGCACTAAAATTAAACAAAGGCAATGGATGTGATGGTGAAACTAGATTGTCTCTATCAATTACAAGATTTTCTACAATACCACTTTCCCAACCAGCAGAAGATGGAAAGTAATAATTTCTAGCATACTTGGCTACAGAAAAATCAGCTACTACAGAATTTGCAGAATTGATGCCTTTTAGATTTGCTGGGTATTCAACACCTTGACCATAGACCCACCTTCTCTTTGCTACAATTGCTGGCACCTCATATGGATAGATGGCAACAGAATCAATAAGTATGGAAGGTACATCGTCGTAGGCATAAAACCCTAGCCAATCCTGCTCATTTCCTTGATCAATTCTTTCTGGCAAAGAAATCGTAGATGCGTTTATCTGCTGATCAATGACTACCTCTCCGTTAAGAATAAGAGCCATTCTTTTGGCGGAATAAATAAAGCTAATCAGCATTGGCCTGTTCCAAGTTCCAACATAGTGTGCTGCTGTATTGCCATCTACTTTAATTTTAATATATGGACCATCTGCATACAAACCATCTGTAGAAGATATTGGACCAAAAATTCTTCTTGGCTCGCTGGAGTTGTTTTCAATGTTGACCCAAAATTCAGCAGTCAAAGAGTTATATCTTCCAGACTCATTAAGAAATCCCATTCCAGGAACTACAAGCGAGGGGCAATTTGCTATTGGGGTTAGCTTTGTGCTATTAGACGAACCATAAACAATTGGCGTTCCATTGTTTCTAGAGTATAGATAGTTGTTGTCAACAATGTAGTACCCTGGAACTGAATCAAATCCATAAGAAAATGCCTCTACCGCTTTTTGTGCTGGCAAATTTAATCCAGTTGGAAGATCGTCAATGGCGATGCCGTATGACTTTAACTGAAACTCTTCTGCCCACTGTCCAGCTGTTAAGCCAACCAAAACAAATTCATCATTGTCGGCTGTGAAGTTATACTCAATTTCAATAACGAGCTTAAGATCTTCAAAGTTTGAAGGTACGGTAAATGTTTCTGAGACAAAAGACCACGCAAGGCTAGATCCTATTGCAGCTGGCTTTAGTATTGGAGGTACACTTTGGCCAGTGCCCAAATCTGTATACGTATACCCAACCTTGACATTTAACAGTTTGGAATATGTATAGCAGTATAGCCCAAAAGAAAAAGTTTTAATCTTGTCGCTAAAGTCTGTGGGCTGGAGCGTGAACGGGCTAACCATACTAACAAAACCGCCATTACCTGCAGAGGCAATTATTCCATTTACTGGAACGTCTGGCAATGGTGCAGTCGGTGGGGGTATTTCAAAAACATTCTGATCTGTTGCATCTACCACACTATCTACACCAAGGTTAAGCCATGTAGAAAGATCTTGAGAGGCTGATGGAAAAAGAGAAATATAGTCTAGCTGCTCATCGAGTGCCCATAGAGCTAAAGGATGCTCTGCAAAAACCTTAGTAGCATATGCA